TTTCTTAGAAGGGTGACAGTTTTGGAGAAGAAGAGAGAAGAAGAAGAAAGAAAAGAAGTAGATGAATTGTATTTTAAGATTAAGAGTTTAAGTAGAGAAGAGATTGATCGTTTAGACAATCATATTCGAAAGATAAATATACCTCAATTAATGTAATAAACTATGCCAGATCCTATATTTTCTATTTTAGATACTATTGTCGAAGAGGTGGGAGGATCTAGCCAGATTAGGGAAGAGGTTCCTATAGAAGATTGGATAGGTAGTACTTTTTATATAGGAGAGGATGCTAGATATTTGTATCCTTTCTGGGAAAGAGAGATAATAGATTTTTATAATTCAGGATGTTCTGAATGGATAATAACAGGAAGTCTAGGAGCAGGTAAATCCACAATAGCTAATTTAGCTTTATTAAGAAAAGTGTATGAGCTTTCTTGTTATTACCCAATTCCTTATTTATTTGATCTCATGAAATCTACCATGATCTTTTTTATATATTTTTCTGTGTCAATGACACAAGCTAAAAGGACAGGATATGGGAAGTTATTGAGAATGGTAGATTCTATACCTTATTTTCAGAGGTATTATGTTAGAGATAAGGGAAAGGATAGTGAGATACTATTTGATAATTTAACGGTAGTGTATGGGTCTTCAACTTCTCATCAGATAGGATTAGATTTAATAGGAGGAATCTTAGATGAAGGAGATTTCTTTAAGAACAAAACATCTAAGTCTCTACAGGAATATAGTGAGGCCCGAAATATTTATAATGCTATGGAGAATAGAAGGAAACTACGATTCTCCTTAGAGGGAAAGGATCAGGGATTGTCAATATTGATTTCATCTGCAGCTTTTAATACATCTTTTGTAGAAGAAAGGATAGAAAGGTCTAGGGAGACGGGTACAGCTTTTGTAACTGAGGTAACAGGATTTAAAGTAACAAGAGCCAAGTTTTCTCCGGAGGAGTTCCCAGTATTTCCTGGAACTGAGGATATAGAACCAGCTCTTTTATTATCTCTATCTGATATACATATTCTTTTAGAGACAATAGGAAAAGATTCTGGAGAGTGTCCTAAAGACTATTTATCAGGTATTACATATTTATCAGGGTTTGTTGAGGTTGAGTTTGTACCTTATGATTTTATAGAGCAGTTTAGAGAAGATGCAGTTAAAGCAGTACAGGATATCCTAGGGAAATCTACTAGAGCTTCTTCTACTTATATGGATGACAAATTAGCTCGATTGCCTGTAGTTTCTTGTATGAAACATCCTTTTAGAAGACCTGTAGTTTCTTTATCAACAAAGAATGATATCTTTTTAGAAGAGTTCTTAATAGAGAAGTATTTAGGAGATAAGGAATTACCTAGAGCAATACATATAGATCAGTCTGTAACTACGGATAGAACAGGGATAGCTTGTAGTTATTTTGATGATGATGATACTGGGGTAGTGGAGTGGATGTTAGCAATAGCTCCTCCAGGGATAGGAGAGATACCTATTATTCGATGTGTCCAGTTTGTGGTGTATCTAAGAGATTTAGGGTATAATATCTTAAGGGTTACTATGGATTCTTATCAATCTAGAGCAAGTTTGCAATATTTAGAGCAAGAGGGGATAGATTGTGGGCTTTATTCTGTAGATAGAGATGATGAAGCTTACGCTTTTTTAAGACAAAAGACAGTTCAGAATTTAGTAGTTTATTATGACTACCCTCTTTATATAAAAGAAGTACAGAAGCTCATTTGGGACAAATTGAGGAAAAAGATAGACCACCCAAAGAATGGTTCAAAAGATGTTGCGGATGCTGTAGCAGGTTCCCTTTGGAATGCTAATATAATTCGGGGCATGTCAGCTACTCCTTTTATAGGCTCTTTGTAGAGGAATAATATTTAATGCCACAAATTTTAGATCATACTGGAGTTCCCCTTCAGTCGAGAGAATCATTAGCAGAAGGAGAATATGTTGGTGGGGTTGAGATAGGTACTGATGTGGGATGGACAAATTGGACAGTTCAGAATGCAGTTCGTTATGGTTTAAAAGAGTCTATTTGGGTTTATCGAAGTATTAAGCTTATCAGTGAGTTAGCTGTTTCAGTGCCATTTGTGGTAAGAAAAGATGGTGTTGTGGTTGAGAGTGATTTAACTGAGTTTCTGAATTCTCCTTCAGCTTTAATGAGTAGTTCTGATTTTTATGAGTTGTTGTACCAATGGATGCTACTTTCAGGTAGAGCATTTATTCTTAAATTAGGGAAAGATTTAAGAGAGATTCCGACTTCTTGGGAACCCATAAATCCTGATAGAGTTGTTCCTGAGACTAAGGAGGGTTTTTCTAATGTTATTCAACACTATAAAATTGGTAAAAAGAGGATTCCTCTTGATAAGATAGTTTTCTTAAAGAGTTCAGATCCTTCTAATGTAGTAGGAGGATTAAGTCCTTTACAGGCAGCGGCTAAATCTGTGGATACTGAAGTAGAACAGTTAAAGTGGAATAAGTCTGCAATGCAGAATAGAGGAGTCAATGAGGGGATAATTTCTTTTGACAGGGATTTAAGGAAGGCTCAGATTTTAGAGATGCAAGAGGCATACCAAGAGCAGCAGACAGGAAGAACGAATGCAAGAAAGATGCCTTTTATTGGAGCAGCTGCGAAGTTTTTACGAACAGGAATGACTGTAGCAGAGTTAGATTGGAATGAATCAAGAAAGAATCTTAGGGATGAGATTCTTTCCGCTTTTGGGGTTCCCCCTCAATTAGTCGGAGCTCAGGAGTCATCAACATATAATAATTTTACTACATCGGAGAGGATTTTTTGGCAGACTACCGTGATACCTTTTTTGGCTAATATAGCTAGTATATTTCAATATGAGTTTAAAGGATTATTACTGCCAGGGGAGGTTATAGGGTTTAATTATACTGAAGTAGAGGCTTTGAGAGATAATTATCAGGAGAAGGTTAATTCGGGTAAAGATTTAGTAGCTATGGGTGTTCCTATGAAACAAGTTAATAATATATTAACTTTAGGCATAGAAGAATATGAGGGGTGGGAGGAATCTCATCCCGCAAGTTTAGCAGGAAGAACCCCTACCCTTTCTGAAGAGAGGGGAAATAAGACTTTAGAGAAAGAAGAGAATTCGAGTTTCGAGTTGAGAAGTTTTGAAAGAAGAGATTTAGGTGAGGAACATGCCCAAGGTGAGGAACATGCCCTTTCTCGAGAAGGGGTATTTTATAGGTTTTTCCTGAGACAGCTGGATAGTATAAGTGAGATTGTCCGAAGTGAGATTGTCAGTTATGAGGAAGCTGTTCATGATACCTTAGAAGGATATAGCGAGGAATTGGAGAAGATATTAACCGAAGAGTATAATCTAGCAGCTAATAAGTTTGCGTCTAAGGTAGTTTTAGAACAAAGGGCTGAGAGTAAGGTAACCCAATCTATAGAAGAATATTTCCTTAGAGAGGCCGTTATATTGAATGAAAGGTATCTTATAGAGAAGTCAACAGTTAAAACTGTTCTTGATATTATACGAGATGGGTACTCTTCTGGAGATACTGTAGAAGCAATAGTAGAAGAGTTAACAGATTCAGGGATTTTTAGTGAAGGAAGGGCGAGGACAATAGCTCGCACAGTTACAGGTACAGGGGCAAGTGTAGGACAGTTGGTCCAAGCTGAAATGTCCGGTGCTACCATAAAAATATGGAGAACTGCTTTAATTGAGGTTAGAGATCTACATATTACTAGGGAAGGGGAAGAGGCTCCTATTAATGGGGTATTTTCACGTACGATGTCTCCAAATGGAGTTTTCCCTAGATATCCATTAGATCCTAATTTAGATGTTAGTGATAGATTGAATTGTAGATGTACAATGACTTTTAGATAGGAGAAATATATGCCAACAGCAGAGAATGCACTGCTTCAATACGAATCAGGTCAGACGGCTTATCCCATGAGTGCTTTGGTGGATAGTGGAGATCGTCAGTGTTTTGATTCCAGTGCTGCATTATTTAGTGGAGCAAATAGTAAAGAACCTGATGTTAAGCCTGACGGAGTAGCTACTGGAGGAGTAGTCTCTCCAGCTGTGAGTGCTACAAATGATTTAGTGGATGTAGCTGCTTTAAGTTGTTATTTAGCAGGGACAAAAGTCTCAGTAGCTGCTGCTTCTGATGAGACTATCAGTCGCGCTGCTTCTGATGTAGCCAGTATTAGTTCGGTGACGGTTACTTCAGCAGGAGCCATCGCAGTAATACAAGGTGTTGATAGTGCCGATGCCACTTTCTCCGAAACACGAGGAGGAGCAGGAGGACCTCCTTATATTCCAGTAGGAAGTATTGAGGTAGCTCAGATTCGATTAAGTACAGATACAGCAGCAGCTATTGATGATTCTGAAATATTTCAAGTTGTAGGAACGCATCAAGAGCGTTATGATTCTCCTCTATGGGAGATTCATCCTCAAGATGCACAAGTTAAGATGTTGGATGTTTTGCCTCAGATCCATACAGGAGATACTACTAAATCAGTTAATGCATCTTATTACGATCCTATTTTTGCTAATATTAGCTTAGCTTCTGATTTTGTGCCTTCTGAGAACTCTCATTCTGTAAGTTCCACTCCTATTTATGGAACTACTCTGGGAGCAACTTCAAAGTCGTTAAGTCAAGGCACTTTTACAGCTTATCTTCAAGATGGAATTACCGATCCTTTGGTTCAAGTTAAGGATGATAAGTTGTGGTTCAAGTTTAAACCTGATAGATACAAAACTCCCTATATTTTAGATCAGGGTTTATTTGGTATGTCTCGATCCTTTCCAGCAGGAGATTCTTTATCTGCATCTTGTACTATTTCAGCAGAGAGATCTTCTGTTGAAGTTGATACCTAATGGCTTTTAGTTCAACTAGGTTTATGAAGCAGGAATTTGTTCCTAGAGTAGAAAAAGTTCCAGTTGAGACATTGCAAGATTGGTTTGATGAAGGAGAGGAAGCTCAATGGGAGATAAGAAACTTAACGGGAAGAGAACTAGCTTTAAGTCAAGAAGCAAGGTCTAAGGTAAAGTCCCTAAATTCTGCTCTTGAAGCTATAGTCTCCGATGAAGGAGAGGATAAGTTAGAAGCTTTAAGGAAGATTATGGGTGTGTCTTTAGACAATCCCGATGAGTTGATTAAAAGGCTTGATATGTTGAGGTTTGGATCAATTAATCCTGAAGTAACTTTAGATTTATCAGTTAAATTAGCTGAGACCTTTCCTTTTGAGTTTATGAAGATCACTTCTCGCATTATAATCATTACTGGACTAGGAGCTTCTTCAGTAAAGCAGAAGCCCTCTGGAAAGATCCAGCAGTAAGAGCTGCTGTGCATTTATGTAAGCAGAATGGGTCTTTTCTTTTTATAGTTAGGCCAGATCTTTTTCCCGAGGGCTATTTGACAAATGTTGAAGTTATAATATGGGACAAATATTATAAGGAATTAAATTTACGTGGCTAGCTTACAAAGAACTATCGAGATAATTTTCGGTGGGGTTGACAATGTTTCTGGGGTAATTGATGATGTTGATCTATCTTTAGCCGGAATGGCGGGTAGTGTAGAATCAGCTTCACAACCTTTTGCGGACTTAGCTGCCACACTATTAAAAGTGGAAATAGCCTTAGGGACTTTAGGAATAGCCACTCTTTTCTACGCTCAAAATCAGGCTAAGGAATTAGCCTCCTCCCAGGTCTCTCTTCAGAAAGTTTTATTAGAATCAGAAGGTAGTGTCGATGATTATACTGCTGCTATCAAAGAAATAGCTTTAGTATATGGAGTTGCCGGAACAGCTACAACAGAATCAGTTGCTGATTTTAAACAAGCGGGTTTCACTATAGATGAATCTCTAGGTTTGGTGGAAACAGCTTTAACTGGAGTAAAGATTGCTGAGGTCTCTTCGGCTGAATCTAGTGCTCTTTTAATTAAGAATATTCGGGGATTAGGAGTAGAGGCCGGTCAAGCTGCTCATTTTATGGATGCTTGGAATGAGGTCTCTAATAATTATGCAGCAACAGCAAGAGAATTAGCTATAGCCACAGGGGCATTGTCTCCTATAGCCAAGACTGCGGGACTTTCTTTTGATCAGTTGGTTGGTATTGTAACCCCAATGATTGAAGTCTTGGGTTCAGGTTCAGAAGCTGCTAATACGTTAAAAGTTAGCTTAGCTAATCTAATAACAGCAAACCCTAAAGTTACTGAGACTCTTAAAGAATTAGGAGTAGCTCAGAGAGACACTAATGGGGATCTTAGATCATCTTCAGAGATCTTAGCTGATTTGGGGGCTAAGTGGCCTTTACTAACTAAAGGTCAACAAGCAAATTACGGTATATTGTTATTTGGTAAGGAACAATATGCTAGAATGAGCATAGTTTTAAATGATTATAATAAGGTTCTAGAGGTAACAGCTATAGCTGAGGGTTCTTCAGGCTCTGCAAAAGAGGAATTGGCTATAGCTTTAGACAAGGCAGGAACAGCTTCTGAGAGATTTGTTGTAGCCTTTAATTTAGCTGCAGCGGCAGTTGGAGGGCAGTTTTTAGATTCATCAAAGAATGTCACTACTTCTTTGACTGATTTAGCTAT